GCTGGACGCATTAAGAGTTGCTCTCCTGGTTTCATCCAATGGACAACCAGCTGAAAGTAACAACCGGTCGACAAGTTCTTTGCCAACTGTGGTTTTTCCTTGGTTACTCTTGCCAAATAATTCAATAGTCCAAGGAGCTGCGCGAGTTCCACCCGCTAAGCGAGATAGTACATAATCACTTTTGATTTGTAATAATTTATTGTACTTATCTGTGAGGATCTTTTTATCCAATCCAGAGAATGATGGCAACATACTCTTCATCGACGTTAATGCCGATTCCAATCTGTTATCAAATTCACTTGCTGGTACACCCTCAAGTTTCAACAGATTTCCACTCTGTTGTAAATCCCACATACGTGATAATGTGATGAATTCAGATTCAAGTTCATAAACCTTATAATCATCGAATAATAGTGGTTTCAATGACCCTGCTGAATAACATCTTATACCACCTTCAATAAAGAAAGATAGTGTATCAAAAATGGCATCAACAATATCCATTGCTCCCATCTGTATTTCAAATGTCCTTGCTTCGATGACTTTAAGTCCTCCAAGAGAAAATTCAAAACGAGTTGCATCACATATGCCAAGGGAAACGATTAATGTAATAAGTGTACTCACTTTCTTACATAATCTATTGTGGCGAAATAAACGCCAATTCATCCTACATTCGCGCAAGGCATCTACTATAGAGCCATCCGAATCTTGAGGAGTTACGCAAAGTTGTTCAATATATTCTCCAACTGCTGAAATAAGAGATTTGTCTTTACCAATTAAGGTCTTTACGTATAACATAAGAGCTGCGACACAAGTTGGCGTGTCATCAGCTCGAGATAGTATAGTGGTTAAGGATAAAAATCCTTCAACATAACCAAATACTGAGTCATATTTTAGAGCATCATAAGATTTAACGGCTGTCCAAAAATCAGGAAAATTGCCAATAATATCTTTGAAGTTCTTTGTGACTTCTACTATCTCAGGTATCGATGATGCAAATGTGCTTTCATCAATACCTTCTTCACCACTTTGTTGTTTATGTGGTGATTTTATGAGGTTCTTTTGACGTTCTTCATGGATACGTCTTAACCTCTTTATCCTCCTATTCTTCCCGTGCCAATTCTCCTTGGCCCTATCTATCCCAACCAATGCTTGGTGTGGGGGGGAGTCGACTGTGTCGTTCTCCGCAGCGGTTTCCCGGCTGCTGCCACGCTCACGGCGTGACCGGTTCTTGATTG